AGGATAACTTTCTCTGTGTTCAGGCCATGAAGGAGGCGGTTACAAAGTGTCATCATATCTACACGGCACTTCTTGAACAGGGCGTCTGTCCTGAGCAGGCACGCATGATTCTACCCCAGTCAATGTATACGGAGTTTATTGAGACGGCAAGTCTGGCGGCCTATGCGCGTCTCTGTAATCTGCGCCGTGACCCTGGCGCACAGAAGGAGATTCGTGAATATGCGGATGCCGTTGTCAGTCTTCTCGAGCCAAAGTTTCCAGTGAGCTGGGTTGCACTCTGTAAGGCTGAGTAAAGTCCGTTTCCAAAAATTTGATTTTTTTGGCTTCACTATAAATCAGTAGAAAAATGTCAATCTACCAGTCTACCTGTGAACGATTCATCTGTAGTCCTGTTGCGTCAGGTCTTACTGCGATTCTCTCTGCGGTCTACTTTATCACCTATCCTTCTTTCTCATCATTCATTCTCACAGCAGCTCTTGTAAAGGGTGTCGATCTTCTTCAGAAGGCGCTTGTAAAGTATGACATTGAGCGATTTAAGAGTTTCCCTCGCCCTGTTGTTGAGGAGGAGCCACAGGAAGAGGAAGAGGAGGTACAAGAGGAGCCAGAGCCTAACGAAGAACTAAAGGATGACACCGAGTATCATGCAAATGATGAGCGTGAAGAGGATGAAGAGTATATTCCTTCTCATAAGCCTACTCTGAAGCGCCGCACCTACAATTTGCGAAATCGTACGGAGTAGGACGAACCAAAAATTTGATTCACTCTTTCCCACCTAAACATCGGTCGTGAAGGAAGTATGGAAGAGAGCCAAGGCTTCTCACAGCAATCCTCTGAATATAATTTTTAGAAGCCTGCTTAGCTCTCTTATATAGTATCTCTTATATAGTATCTCTTATATACTTACTCACCAAGGCTTCTCACAGCAATCCTCTGATTAAAATCCTTTCAAGAAGCCTGCGTTCAAACACACCTAACCCACTCAAAGTCTATACTATAGTTTTCCATTAATGTGGTAAAATTGTAGTATATGCTTTGAATTTAGTCTTTCCTGCACTAAGTAGCCAGATTAAGAATCCACACAGCAATCCCCCTATTATATACTATTTGGATTCTGGGCTACACACAGCAACTCACACTAACATATCACACTAGCATATCACACTAACATATCACACCAACATATCACACCAACATATCACATAGTTTGGCGCTATAGTCTAGTGGTCAGGACAGGAGGCTTTGAACTCGTAAAGTGCTACTTTACTCGTTAGCGACCTCTTAACGCAGGTTCGATCCCTGCTAGTGCCTTTAAGAGTTGATTGTCTCTTTCAAAAAACAATCATGCACTATGATGTCCGAGTGCTTCGGCACACGCCCATCATTAGTTTCACTAGGATGTCCGAGTTGGTTAAGGAGGCAGGCTTAAGATCTGCTGACGCGAGTCGCATGGGTTCGAATCCCATTCCTAGTAAAGAGTTTGGTGCTTCTTTCCAAAAAGCACCTGGTGATCATACGATCCGTTTGCTGTTCTCGTCAAACAGCATATCCGAGCTTCTTCAAAGCACGGTTTGCAACTTTGTTGCCCTCCGATGTAGTGTAAAGGTTAGCATAGGTCTCTTTCACAGACCAGATCCGAGTTCGATTCTTGGCATCGGAATTAAGTTGGCAACTCTTTAAAAGTTGCAACTAACGCAAATAGTTCAGTGGTAGAATAACGGGTTTCCATTCCGTTGACACGGGTCCGATTCCCGTTTTGCGTAAACAGTTTGGTTCTTCTGTCAAAAAGAACCTGGTGGAGGACAACAATCTTCTTATTACCGGTTTAACTCAGTATGGTAGAGTGTCGGCCTTTTATGATATTAATACTGTCATAATGTCAGCCGAACGTCATGGGTTCAAGCCCCATAACCGGTGTATTCATTTTTTTATGAAATCAATCTTTGGTTTTATAAGAACTTCCAAATATATCCTCCAGCAGTTTTATTTCTTCCATTACAAACACCAGATATACATCTTTCATTTACATTTGTTTCTACACTTGCTCTGTGAATACTTTCAAAATATTTAATTAATTCACTTTCTAAAGTATACATTCCAACTTCTCTCCTATGCACTGATTTTTTACCATAGTTTGGATTTTTATTACCTATTGTTTGTTCTATCCTCTTTTCTCTAAATTCAGGAGTCCAAACAGAATTAATTTCATCTTCAGTCCATTTTCTTCCGTATTGTGGATTCTTTTCTCCTTTATTTAATTCTGATAATTTTTTTAAAGTATTTGGATGGTGTTTTGAATTCATACCACCTCTTTTGAGATTATATCCGTTTGGACAAATAGTATTAAATTTATTTATGTATTCTTCTTCAAATTTATTACAATCATTATTAAAACATATACAAATAATTTTAAATTTAAATTTATCAATTCCATACTTTTTATATGCTCGTAATAAATAACTTCCACACGATTTTTTATCACATTTACGATGTGCTTTCCATCTTCTCTCAATATCTTCTTGCTGTGTTTGCCCTACATACCTCTTTCCAGTTACTGTATTTGTTATAAGATAAATGTATCCCATAGTATCCGGGTCAACCCTATACTATATAATTAAATTTTTGTGTTATATATAAAAATTTGAACTAATTTCACTACACTAGTAAATTTAACAAAATGTCCCAGCGTATTCATGCTTCTATTGTAGATGAGTCCATCAAACTCTCAGTTCCCTATGATGAATATACTATCATAAATGCCTTTTACGCATTCTATGCTACTCTTCCTCTTGAAGGTGATAATCATAGATGGGGTGTTGAAGATGATAATGCATGGAGTATTGAACTTTACAAACAGAAACGCTATATGACGGCCGAGCAAGTCTTTCAATGCCTTTCCAACTTTACACAGAACTTTCAAGATCGCCATGCGATTAAGGATCGCATGATTGGAAATATCTCTATTCTTGCAAAAATTCCCTACGATGAGGTTGAGGCACTGGCAAAGATTCACTTCAAGTAGATTCTACTTAAAAATCATGTAGCTATATCTATAAATGCGCGTAGCTATTCTTTTGGCAGGTCGTATCAAGGGCTGGGAGTATACAAAAGATGCACTTAAGAGTCTCCAAAACAAATATAATGCAATCTTTTTTGTATCTCTAAACCAAGAGGCTGCAGACGAATCAACGCTCGCTTTTTGTGAGTATTTTAACTTGACTCCAGAACAAATTGCATATACACCTACACATACACCTGAAAAATATAGACAGTTTCATCCTGATGGACGAGAGCACAATTTCTATTCACAGTGGTTTCATGTGCGAAATGCATTTGATTTATGCAAAGAGTATTGCCTTAAAAAGAATAGCCTCTTTGATGTAGTGATAAAATATCGATCTGAAATTCAACCAGAAACAATTCTGGAAATATCAGATGTTCGGCCAAACCGATTCTACTGTCCCGTTCATCCCGCCTATCAAACAAATGATCAAATGGCCTATGGAGATTTTCATATGATGGAGGCTTATAGTCGCCTTGTTAATTTGTATGAATTTTTTTATACTAATAAAATGCTTCTCTATTCTGGTGGTGTTCCGAGGCCAACTGAGTGTGTTCTTTTTGATTATCTAAATATCTTGGCGCACTATGATAAAATAGATGTAATTTATATTGATTTTAAGTTTTATCTAGATGGTCGCGGCAGATAATCTAACTTTTTTTTTCTCATTTAGTAAATGCGAGTTGCAATACTTTTGCCAGGTCGAATCTATGGATGGCAATATTGTAAAGAATCTCTTAAGCGTCTACAAGAAAAATACAATGCTACATTTTTTGTAAGTCTTAATGCTGAGGGCCCCGATGAATCATCCATTGCATTTTGTTCGTATTTTAACCTTGGCCCAGATCAAATTAAATATACTACTACAGAAACACCCGAACAGTATAAACAATATGATATATATCGTGATAGACCCTACAATTTTTATTCACAATGGTTCCAAATAAAATCTGTATTTACTCTACTCAAAAACTATGCCAGTAAACATAGTATTCAGTTTGACTGTATAGTTAAGTATAGAGCGGATATTGATTCAAAGGATATCCTTCCACTTGAATATCCACAACTGCATCGTTTCTATTGCCAAGTTCATCCTGTATTTCAAACAAATGATACAATTGCATATGGTGATTTTGAAATGATGGAAAAATACAGTCGCCTTGTAGATTTTTATGAATATTTTTACCAAACTGGAATGCTACTGTATGGAAGTGTGAGACAGCATGTAAAACCCACTGAAATACTCCTTTTTGACTATATGTGCCTACTTGCAACTATTACAAATCCACGAATTGATATCATTTATTTTGATTTTGACTATTCTCTTCATCCAAAACGACATGTACTAGAGAATTTTACTCTCAATCCTCTACTCGATTAGCATAGGGTATGTACGCCCATGGCAGAACTTCGCGATTGTCTCCATCTTATCGAACCCAATATGACCCGTGCCCATGTAGGCATGTCGATCAACACAGGAACCACATGGCGTAGCCGAATCATTGTAATGAATCAGCTTGACCATACCAGGCTCGGTCGAGACCTTCTGAATATAGTCAATCGGCTCAGAGCCGCAGGCAAATACATGGCAGGTGTCAATACAGATACGGATACGAGAATCAGCAAAGTCGCGCACAAACTCTACAAACTCTTCATACTTTGTCAATGTCTCTGTACCTTGACCAGCAGGTGTCTCCAGAAGGATGGGACACTCTGGGCTCGCGTGTTCCATGGCTGCGAGTAGATTAGTCCGCATATTTGCGAGAGCCTGTGGAAGCGGCTTATCGGTTGACTTTCCTACATGGACCACGACTCCGCGACATCCAATGGTCCTCGCGTAGTCCAGATTCTTGATGAGCAGCGCCGTATGATATCCATCCTGAATGGTAGGATCCGCACAGAGATTAATGATGTACTGACTATGAATGAAGAGCTTCAGGCCAGTCTCCTGCATGGCCTTTGCAGCCGCTGCGAGTTCCTCATCCTTGATGTTCATATGCGAACTCTGTGTGCTTCCCAGGAAAATCTGGTAGGGCTTTGATGTGCCTGCGGCGGCAAGTCCCTGAATGGTTGTCACAAGAGACTTCTGCTTGGCCGCATGAAAGCCAATATCATAGGTCTCGCGAATCATGGCTCCGCGAACCATGTCTAAAACCGCATTTGCACTCTTCTTCTTAGCAGCAGCATTTAAGAAATCGCGATAGGCTACGCGGCCCTCCCATTCACGAATGTTGGCATGCCAGATCAGCTCCTGGAGTGGAAAGACTAGAAAGAGGTCAGTCGCCTCAGGAGCCAGGGCTCCATACGCAAAGACCTGATAGAGGAAACTCATCCAGTTCTCCTTCATCTGTCCAGTCAACTTCACCTCAAAGATTTGGGTGTCTGTACGACCATCTGGATGTCCCTCGATTGCATCAAATGAGACGACCTCATCATAGCGAAGCGTGGCACCGCGTGTAATTGCATCCATCTTGCGTCGCGTAGCGACAATATGGTCAATGAACGGTTGGGTTGTCTTGGAGACACGAATCTTATTGAGCAGAGTCTCCGTGAGACTGGGGTCCATCGTCTTTGCTGCGACACAGACAGCATCCATGGTGACTGCATCAGGCGCAAGGCGCAGAAGTTCCTCCGCTACACAGCCCAGTATCGAGTAGCACTCCTCCTTCTGAAAGACAGTGAGCAGAGCATTTGGATAGCGAACAGCCTCTGTAGCCGGCATCTTGACCTTTGGCAAGAGCTTCTTGAGGTCAGCACGCTCGGTGGTGGTAAGGGCGCTGAGAATAGCACGAACACGAGTGCGGTCAGACATTTTGGTATACCTTTTCATGAACCGCAAAAAAACTTCAAATTTTATTGACCTTCACGCATTAGCACAGGGCTCACAAAGAGCCCACTTGCGTGACCTCTCTTTTGAGATATTCTTACCACAGTCTCCACACGTCTTCACATATAACGCAGATACAGCCTCCTTAATCTCTGCAATAACTTCATCTGTAATAGGTCCAATAAGCATGACCATCATAGGCTTATCACCACCTGTCTTATCAGTATATGCAATCCACAATCGTCCTCGAGAAAACCACACCTCCTCTTCAGGATAAAACTCGGGAGATATGTATCTCTTGTATTGGCCAATAAACTCCTCTACAACATCCTCTAGCTTTACAGTATTGATTCTATCATAAGCATCTGAATACTCGAAGGTGACGATTTCAAATGACATTGTTTCTACTAAAAAATTTGAAATAGTAAGTACCGGTTCAAATTTTTTAGTTACTATGCAGGCAATTGAATTCAACTCCAAGTCAGAAGCGTTCTCTGAGCTGAGTAATTTCTATGGAGCTCCCTTTACAGTTGGGGGTAAGAGTTATCCAACAGTAGAGCACTTCTTCCAGTCACAGAAGTTTCCAGGTGATCCTGTACTTCAGGAGAAGATTCGTACAGCAAAGACACCCGTAGGAGCAAAGCGTATGGGGCAGGCCAAGTCAGAACATTTTCGCGGTGATTGGGAGGAAGTTAAGGAGACAGTGATGCTTGAAGGGCTGAGGGCCAAGTTTGCTCAGAATCCCCAAGTAGCGGCCTTGCTACGTTCTACAGGGACTGCTGCGCTCTATGAAAAGATGCCTCGGGATTCTTATTGGGGAACGGGACCCAATGGATGTGGTCGGAATCGTATGGGGCGACTTCTAGAGCAGGTTCGCAAGGAGCTTTAGTTACGACGCGTCTTACGCCCGCGGTGCACCTTACGGCCTTTACGCGTCTTACGACGACCCCCAGCAACTGCATTGCGGATATTTCGAGACCAGGCAGGGTCAATATTCTTCAAAAGTGAGGCATTTGGACGAGGAGTCAGTACGATTTTTTTCGCAGCATTACAACTCTGATTCCAGAAACGCTTTACATTTAACCACTGCGTTTTATGCGTATTAGAGG